AGCGCGAGCAGGACGAGGCCGCCGAACAAGCCGCGCTGGACGCCCGCGTGGCCCGCCTGCGCACTACGCTGGCCGGCACCAGGCGCACGGCCAACGAACTGCGCGTGCTGGTCCTCGCCCTGCTGGCGGTGGACAACGACACCGAAGTCCTGGCCAAGCTGTGGAACGTGCCCAACGACCTGCACAGCGCCTGGCAGGCCCATCTGGCCGAGATGACCAAGGACCAGGTGGCGCTGCTGCTGTTCGATGTGACGCTGCACTTGGCCAAGTGCCTGGACGCGAACCTGTGGGACCACGACACCGGGCTGCTGAGCGATCTGGAGTACCTGCACGGCCTGGATGCCGAGCCCGCTTCTACCCCTGCGGCCGCTGCGCGCGCGCAGGACGGCGGCGCCGACGACCAGGCCCCCGCGGCCGACGCTTCCGCTGCCGCGGGCGGTACCGAGGCGCCGGGCTGCCGCGTCATCTCCGCTGCCGCGTGGCCATTCCCTGGCCAGCGCGCCCGTGGAGAAAGCCAGACCGACGAAGCCGGCTCCGCCGGCCAAGAACAGACCGACGACGCCGGCGTGTCCGCCGGCGGGGCTGACGCGGAGGTGTCGGCGTGAATGCCGCCCTCAATGCACTGCGCCTGGCGCGCTCCGCGCTGCAGCACCACACCGAGCAGACCCGGCCGATCCACAACACGAGCCTGACCATCGCCGTGATCGACAAGGTGATTGCTGAGCTGCAGCAGGTCGATCCATTCGTGTGGCTGGTCTGCAGCGTGAACGCTGATGGCAGCTTGTCGCTTGAGCATGCCGCAGCGTGGGAGCGGGCCGCTCACGATCACATCAATGAGGCCATCGCTGAGCACGATATAGACGGAGCTGCGCAATGGGTGGTTCGACCAGCCTACCTGCAGCCGCCGGTCACACAGTTCGACTTCCTCGCGCACCTCCAGCACCAGGCCGAGTGGAGCGCCCGCACCTTCGGCCCCGGTGAGCGGACCGAGGGCGTGGTCGACCACATCAGCAAGGAGCTGGTCGAGGTGCTGCAGAGCGGCGGCGCGCTGGAGGAGTGGGTCGACGTGATCATCCTGGCGCTCGATGGCGCCTGGCGCAGTGGCGCAACGCCCGAGCAGATCGTGGCCGCGATCGTCGCCAAGCAGACGAAGAACGAGGGCCGCGCCTGGCCCGACTGGCGCACGGCCGAGCCCGGCAAGGCGATCGAGCATGTACGCGAAGGAGGTGCCGCATGAGCGATGGATCGAGCCCCCAGGGCCTGCGCATCGTGGTCGAGCTGCAGTGTCTGGATGCCCGCAGCCCACGGCATTCGCGCGAGAACGTCGTGCGGCTGCTGCCCCTGAAGCCGCCAGGCCCCCCAATGGAGCTGGTCGGCCTCAGCGGCACGCAGCTGCTGGAGCTGGGCCCGCTGTACGGCAAGCAGGTGGTCCTGCACATCGAGGCCGACGCCAGCGCTCCGGTATGCGGCCAGCCGTACGTGCCGCCACAGCCTGCCCCAACCATTCTCATCTGATTGCCATGGAACCTATCCAACACCCCTCAGCGAACGACGTGCTGGCTCCTCCTGCAGGCATGCAGGCCTCCGAGTGCCGGCCGCTGTTCATCACCCGAGTCAGTCATCGGCGATCGCTCGCCGACACCACCGGCATCCCTGGCGTGGTGAGCCACTGGAAGCCCAGCGCCGAGGAGCTGTTCCTACTGAACACCGGCGCCCCGGTCTACCTGTCGTTCCTGGGCCAGACACACCCGCCTGTGATGGTGGGCGTGCAGGGCGATGGAGCGCTGCCCCTATGAGCCGCAAGCGCTGCCATCGCCGCGCCGTGATTCCGCTGCCGCCGCGCGGCCTGCGGCCCAAGCTCACGCGCGACCAGCTGCAGGCCCTGGGCCTGGCGCACATCGAGAACCTGGACGCCATCGCCACCGGCCAGGCCGGCCCTGACCTGCTGTGGGACTGGGCCGAGAGCGCGCTGACCTGGTCGCGCGCGGCCGAGCTGGCCTGCGCTGGCGTACCTGAGATGACCGACCAACTGGAGTTGGTGGCCCACGTCATCGAGCGCTACGGCCGCACTGGCCGCGTCGGCTTCAGTGGCACCGAGTACCAGTTGGCCAAGCACGGCCTGCAGGTGATGGACGCACTGGCAGCAGAGATCGACACGGTCATCGCTGAGCAGGCAGCGATCTGGTCGACCGCCAAGGTCAGCGCCTGGTCGCGAGAGATCGAAGCCCGAAGGAGGACCTCATGATCGGCACCCAACCCACCGGCGGCATCGAGGGCGTCGTCGTCTCCGCCGTCGGTCACGAGGGCCTCAGCGTCACTATCAACGGCCAGCCGGGGCGCCTGGCCATCGTCGACGCGGAGGGCCGCGTCGTCGCCGCCGGCGACCAGGTCGCCACCGAGGTGGAGGCCGTCGCCATCAATTCCTACCGCGCTGTGCTCAAAGGAAAAGGCTTCCTGCGAGTCCTCAGCAACCCCATCCAGCCCGAAGGAGCTGCAGCATGAACCGACGTCCCCTCGTGATCTACCACGGCAACTGCGCCGACGGCTTCGGTGCCGCCTGGTGCTTCTGGCGCAAGTTCGGCGACGGCGCTGACTACGTCGCCGGCGTCTACCAGCAGGACCCGCCCGACGTGGCCGGCCGCGACGTCTACCTGGTCGACTTCAGCTACAAGCGCCCGGTGGTCGAGCAGATGCTGGCGGCCGCCAACAGCGTGACGCTGATTGACCACCACAAGACCTCGATCGAGGACCTGCAGCCCCTGTTCATGCAGGACAGCTGGACCGGCGAGCCCAAGCAGCTCGCGCACTTCACCGACCTCAACCGCAGCGGCGCCACCCTGGCCTGGGACTACCTCTTCCCGGGTGAGCCGCGGCCGCTGCTGCTCGGCCACATCGAGGACCGCGACCTATGGCGGTTCAAGCTGCCCGGCACCCGCGAGATCCAGGCCGTGGTGTTCTCGCACGAGTACACCTTCGAGCAGTGGGACCGCCTCATGGCCGCCGACCAGGTCGAGCTGCTCAAGATGACGGCCGCCGGCGCCGCGATCGAGCGCAAGCACCACAAGGACGTGGCCGAGCTGGTCAAGGTCTGCATGCGTCGCATGACGATCGCGATGATCGACGTGCCGGTGGCCAGCCTGCCCTACACGATGGTCAGCGATGCAGCCCACCTGATGGCCCAGGGCGAGCACTTCGCGGCCTGCTACTGGGACACGCCAGAGGGTCGGGTCTTCGGTCTGCGATCAGTCGAAGGCGGCCTCGACGTCTCGTCCATCGCCAAGCAGTACGGCGGTGGTGGCCTCGTCCACGCAGCCGGCTTCAAGGTGCCCCGCGACCACGAGTTGGCCAGGTGCTGAGCAGCTCGATCGCAACCTTCGGAACAAGGGGATGCCGCCACCCCACCTTGGCGGCAAAAACTCAGGAGAGCTTCATGAACAACCAGCAAGGCTTCGCCTTCGAACTCAACGCCACCGTCACCATCACCGTGAGCGGCGAGCGCGGCGTCATCATCGGCCGGGCTGAATACGCCACTTCGGCGAACAACTACTTGGTGCGCTACAAGATGGCTGATGGCCGGGCCACCGAGCAATGGTGGCAGGAGGAAGCACTGGCGGCCTGACCAGTTTCGCCTCTCGACCAGCCCGCCTAGGCGGGCATTTTCACGCCTGTCCGACTGGTTTAGATCGGCTATCGCTCGCGCACCCTAGCGATACCATACCTATACTGGGCACGCGAGCGCCGGCGGGGGTTGTCGTGTCGGTCATGGGAGGATGAATTGTCGGGCCTGGTCTACAGCTACATGCGCTTCAGCGACCCGCGGCAAGCCGCTGGGCACTCGGCCGAGCGACAGATGGCCTACGCGGCCCGCTGGGCGGCTGAGCACGGTCTGCAGCTCGATGAGTCGCTGACGCTGCGAGATGAGGGGCTGTCGGCCTACCACCAGCGCCACGTCAAGTCGGGCGCGCTGGGTGTGTTTCTGGCCGCAGTGGAGCAAGGGCGGATTGTGCCCGGATCGGTGCTGGTGGTCGAAGGGCTGGACCGCCTGTCCCGGGCGGAGCCCATCCAGGCGCAGGCGCAGCTGGCGCAGATCGTCAACGCCGGCATCACGGTGGTGACCGCCTCGGACGGCAAGGCCTACAGCCGCGAGCACCTCAAGGCCAACCCGATGGACCTGGTCTACAGCCTGCTGGTGATGATCCGGGCCCACGAAGAGAGCGACACCAAGAGCAAGCGCGTGCTGGCCAGCATCCGCAAGCAGTGCCAGGGCTGGGTGGCAGGCACCTACCGCGGGCTGATCCGCAACGGCAAGGACCCGGTCTGGGTGCGCCTGGTCGACGGCAAGTGGGAGCTGATCCCCGAGCGGGTAGAGGCCGTGCGTGCCGGCCTGGACCTGTACCGCCGCGGCTACAGTGCCACCCGCATCCTGGAGCACCTGGTGGCGCACCAGCTATCGCTGACCGGCCGCGGGCCCCAGGCGCTGCAGATCTATCGGCTGATCAAGCAGCGGGCCCTGTTGGGCGAGAAGCAGCTGGAGGTCGACGGCGAGGCCTTCCGCCTGGCGGGCTACTACCCTGCCCTGCTGACCGAGACCGAGTGGAGCGAGCTGCAGGACCTGGCCAGCCAGCGCGGCCGCCGGCCGGCCAAGGGCGCGGTGCCGCACATCATCACCGGCATGCGCATCACGACGTGCGGCTACTGCGGCCGCGCGCTGGTGGGCCAGAACCTGGGCACGCGCAACCGCCGCGAGGATGGCGGCATCCTGGACGGCCACAGACGTCTGCACTGCACCAGCTACTCGCACGGCGGGTGCTCGGTGCCGGGCTCGTGTTCGGTGGCACCGATCGAGCGGGCCATCATGTCCTACTGCTCGGACATCGTGAACCTGAAGGCCCTGTATGGCGGCGACAGGACGAAGGGCCCGCGCGCGCGCCTGGCGGCCGCCCGCAGCGCGGCCGAGAAGATCAGCGCCCAGCTCGATCGACTGACCGATGCCCTGCTGGCCAGCGAGGCCGATGGTGCCCCGCAGTCATTCGCCAGGCGGGCCCGCGAGCTGGAGGCCCAGCTGCAGATCCACCAGGCGACCATCACCAGCGCCGAGCGCGAGGTGGCCGCCTCCGCCCGGGTGGAGCTGGCCGGCGCCGACCAGCTCTGGGCCAAGTTGGCCGCCGGTGTGGAGGCTCAGGACACAGATGCCCGCCTGCAGGCGCGCCAGTTGGTGGCAGACACCTTCGAGTCGATCGTGGTGTACCGCCGCGGCATGCGCCCATCGAAGACCCCCGAAGGGGTCATTGAGGTGGTGCTGCGCGCCAAAGGCGGCCTGGGCCGCGTGCTGCGGATCGACGCCAAGGGCGAGTGGCAGGCTGGCGAGCAGATCGAGGACTAGATCAGGGCCGCCTCTGCTTCGCGGCGCCTGACCAGGCCGGGCAACACCCGGCCACCACCGCGCACCCACTTGCGCAGCTCGGCCGGGACTTGGTCCCACCGGCCGGCCATGATGCGGCGGCGTAGAGTGCTGGCGCGCAGTGCGCCGGTGCCCAGGTTGTAGGCGAAATCCACGATGGCGGCCACGCGGCCTGGCGTGTCCAGGGCGCCGCACAGGGCCAGCACCTGGGGCATGTACTCGCGCAGCAGCTGCTCGCGGGCCAGCAGGTAGGCGTGCTCGCGGGTGATGGGTGGATCGGTGAGGCGCACGGCGCGGCCGTCGAGGTAGCGGGTGGAGCCCAGGCCGATGGTGGGCACACCGGCCGGGCACAAATAGGGCCTGAGGCGCAGGCCCTCGAAGGCCTCCAGCAGGCCCAGCAGCAGGGCCATGGTGCGCTGCAGGTCTTCGGGGCTCATGCGCCGCGTTGCTTGATGCGCTCGCCCACGAAGAGGCCGAGGGCGCCGCACACGACCTCGGCCACGATGCCTTCCAGCACCACCACGTCTGGCCAGATGGCGTGGCCGGCCAGCAGCAGGATGGAGACCTGGGCCAGCTCGGGGCGGATCAAGGCGTTGAAGGCGCCAATCCAGTCGGGGCGTTTGCTGGCCGTGTCGATGCTTT